TATTAGTATATAGTATATTTTGTGTTGATGCGTTGAAATCTAAAGATATATTATCATTTTTATCGTTTAATTGTATAAGTGTTATATCAAGTGCTGCAAAATTTCCACCATTATTTTCATAAGCACCAGAAATTTTGCTACCACCAGAGGAATACATCCCGTAATACCCATTTGAATGAATTATTAAATAACCTGTCCAAAATTTTTTAAATGTACGTGGAAAATATGTAGAAGAATCTTTTAATTCAAATATATTCATATCAAAATAAACATAAGCAAGAGCAATTGCATTATTTGGAATATAGTTATTACTCTTAATATCAGTTATACTTGTAGATAATATTAATGGATCAAAATATAATATTTCGTTATCAACTTTATCAGGGTTAAAATGTTTATGTTTATCTAATACATTTGGATCTGCATCAGAATTTTTTTGGGCATTATAGATTGATTTTTTAATGTATTTAGCAGTTATTATTAATATTTTAGGACTTTCAACAGTAGTTTTTTCAATTTCTAATATACTTGATATATTGGAAAACCCACTTATGTCAGTATTACAATAGTTGGTCGTCATAATCTAATTTATTATATATATATATATTTAAATATTTTTAAATTATATAATTTTATATTATTACTTGATAATAAATTTATATTAGCAGAATTAAAATTATATATTTTTTTAATTGATTGTTGTATATTATTTATATTACTTTTTATTTTTTCACTATTATATATACTACTAATTAATAAAATACCAATAACATTTTTATTAATATTATATTTAATATTTAAATAAGATTTAAATATATATTGATTATCGGTATTTCTGATAATCAAAGGATTATCCCCTAATACATATTTACCATTTTCAGTTGTAATTGGTATATCTATATTATTATATTTATTATGCTTAAAATAATCTTCTGCAAACTTGCCAATAAATTGATAATCTGTATTATAATTATTGCTATATTCTAATCTAATATTATTAGGTTTCAATATACTATATGTACTATCGGGTTTATATGAATCAACATTACTTGAAAAATTAATATGAAATATATTATCACATCGTCCATCGTCTTTGTTATCTGGTCTAGCTGTTGCATATATATCATATTGATTTGATCCAGTCATCATATAATGTATGCTATTTTTTGCATTATTAACTTGATATTTATATGTATCAGGTATTAAATTTGCAAACCAATTATATATATATGATAAATAACTAGTATCAACAACCGGACTTTTAAGATAATCATCATTATCTTTATGTATAATATCTTTAACGACTGCATCATTATTTTTCATATTTTTTGATAAAGAAGTTAATGATATAATACCATATATAATTCCACCTAATATTATAGCCATCATTAGAATAAATAATATAAATCTAGCAACAGAACCTTCACCTGTATTTGCAAATTTAAAAAATGTATTTGAAATTGTAATAAATAATTTTAAAGTACCATATAATAAAGATTTAAAAATATCAATTGTTTTAAATAAAAATTTAACAATTAAATTTATATAATCTTTATTTATTTTACTATTAGCTATATTAATTTTAGTTTCATTAGTTTGTTGGAATTGTTCTTCTGCAGATAATTGTTTTTTATTTTTAAGTTCAAATTCTGTTTGTGTTTCTATTGACTTTTTAGTATTACCAATTTCTTCTTCTAAATTTTTTAATATTTTATAATATCGATCTTTTATTAATGTAATTTCGCTTTTTTTATAATTCTTCAAACGTTCGCCTAATAAAAAACCAGTATTGGGGTCTCCATCGTATACGCCACCAGTTTTAAATACTTTTTTTTTCGCCATATTTTTCTATTTATTATAAATAAATGAAATTAATATATATATTAATTACTATAATAATATTATATACTATTTGTTATTATATCTTTCCAAGTGAATTATCTATCTTACAAACGAATATAGATAATTTCAATTTTTCATTATTATCGAAAAGACAACCAATCGTTATTAGTGATTATATTCATGAACCTGAAAAAGTTATTGACAGTTGGTTCAAATATAATTTTATTAATAAAATTGATGACAATAATGACAATAATGACTGGAAACATAATAATTATAAATATTTATTCATAAATGCTAATAAAGATGTTGAAGTGATTATATATAAAGCACAAATTACAAAAGTAAATCCAACATCTAATGATAAGATTATTATCATTAAATTAGAAAAAAATCAAAGTTTAATTATTCCATTTAAATGGAAATATTATATTTCAAATGATTGTGAATTATGGGGTGTAGATGATTTAATTACTTCCTCTTTTGGTAAGTTCTTTTAGGTTTTGAAGAAGTCGCACTACCACCCTTTAAATCATTCAAATAATCTTCTTCGATAATTGATTTATGATTTAACCATTCGATATTAAGTTCATTTAATTCATTTTCCCAAATTGCAGTAATCGACATATCTCTCAAATTATCAATTTTATCTTTTAGTGTTTTGACTTCTTTTTCTAATGCTTCTTTCTTTTCAGCTGTTAAATGTGAAATAGGCATTCTTAATAAATAATCATAACTATCATTATATTTATAATAATCTTTCTTCAATAATTCATCTTCAATATCTTTAATTTTAATATTCATAATAATAATATTTCCATCAATAATGTCCATTATAAATCTAATTTTAGCAGATAATACTTTAAATTCATCTTCCATAATTGATAATTGTTTTTCCTTTCTGTCATAATATTTTTCAATACGAGTATTAAACCATTCTTTAATTATAGCAGATGTCGTATTGTATTTTTTAATATTTCCTTTTTCTGAGAATAAATGCATATTATTCAATCCAAGATTTTTAGAAGATGTTAAATTAAATTCACTCAATATCTTATTATCATCTAAATCTTTTTTACACCCATCCGCAATTTTTAATATAAACTTAACATTCTTTGCTGTATAATGATTCTCAAATGATTTTAAATAAGGATGATTATTATTAACTACTAATTCTTCCAAATATTCTTTATAATTTTCAGTCCATACACCTACTGGAAGTTCATTAATTTCAATAGTATTATCATCGACCCATTTATAATTTCCTTTACTAATATAATTACCTTTATCATTCTTATAAATACTTCCCTTAAATCCTAAATAATATGGGATTAATTCATCAATCTCATAATCACTTGTAATTTCTATTGATTTATTAATATCATTTTTATTCAATACTTTACCAATAATTGTAGTGATATTATTAATAATTTTTAAACAGGTTGAAATAATATCACTTGGATTATATTGAGCAATATTTGTAGAATATCCAGTCCCAATACCAATACCACCATTCACTAAAATCATAGGAATAATAGGAACATAATATTCTGGTTCAATAGATAATCCATCTTCATCTAAATAATTTAATATAGTATTGTCTTCTTCTTTGAAAATTAATTTAGTTAATTTTGATAATAATGTATAAATATATCTCGGCGATGATGCATCTTGACCACCACTAATACGCGAACCCATTTGACCTTTTGGTTCGAGTAAATTAATATTATTAGTTCCTACAAATATTTGTGCCATACCAATAATAGCCTCTTGTAATGAATTTTCTCCATGATGATAAGCAGTTACTTCACTAACATTACCAGCTAATTGTGCAACTTTAATTTCATTTGTATATAAATTTCTTTTTAAACACGCATATAAGATTTTGCGAGTACTTTCCTTAAGTCCATCGCAAATATGAGGAATACTTCTTTCAAGATTTCTATTACTGAAATGAATTAAATCTTTATTAATAAATGTTTCGTATGATATAGTTTTTTCAGTATAATCGAGAACATTATTTTTATCATATTGTGATAACCATGATTTTCTATCATCTGCACGTTTTTTATTGAAAGCTAAATCAATCGAACTATCACATTTATCAGTATAATTATATGTTATCTGTTTCATTTCTTTAAAATATTCTTTGGCTTCCTGGTCTGTAGAAGTTCCCAACCCTTTGTAATATTTAATTTTCCATATTGATTTTTTATCAACAGCATCACGCCATCTCTCATAATCACTCATATTATAGAATGATATCACTTCTTTAGTGGTATTATTAGTAGCTTTAATAATAGGTGTTAGCATCGACGTGATAAATCCTTCACATTTATATAATGAATTCCATAATGTTTGAAATACATTAAATAATAATCCTTTAATATGACTTCCATCATGATCTTGATCTGTCATAATCATAATTTTCCCATAACGTAATGTATCAATACTATTACTATAATCCTTATTTTGCTCTAATCCTAAAATTTTTTTCAAATTAGTAATTTCATTATTTTCAGTAATTTTTTGTAAAGTAATATCTTTAACATTAATAATTTTACCTTTTAATGGATATACGCCGAATTTATCTCTGCCAACAACACTTAAACCAGAAATAGCCATCGTTTTTGCTGAATCTCCTTCTGTTAGAATTAAAGTGCAATCTTTACTATCTTTAGTACCTGCTAAATTAGCATCATCTAATTTAGGTACTATAATTTTATTAACTTTCTTACCATCAGTTTTAGTTAATTTTTTCTGTTCAACTACTTCAGTAGCACTTAATGCCATTTCAATAATTCCAGATTTATATAATTTATCATAAAATTTATCAGATAATTCACATTTTGACCCAAATTTAGTAATTAAAGTTGTTAATGTTTCTTTTGTTTGACTATCGAATGTTGGATTTTCAATAGTTGATTTTACAAATATAAATAAATTTTCTTTAATATGTTGTGGTTTAATTGTCTTTTTCTTCTTAGTTAAAGCCATATCTGTCAATTTCTTTGTAATTGCATTTGTAATATATTCTACATGTCTGCCACCTCGAATCGTATTAATTCCATTAACGAACGACATCTGCTCATAATTACCAGTCGAACTAACTGCAACCACTACTTCCCATCTGTCATTCGGCATTTCATAAAATCGTGGTTGTAATGTTTTAGTCTCTAAAAATAAATCCGTATATTTTTCAAAATCTTTAACTGGTATTTTCTTATCATTAAAATATACAGAAACTGCAGCATCTGTACATGCGGAAACATCATAAACACGTCTTTTAAATAAATTATAAATATCATCAGTTAATCCAGTTAAACCGAATTTTTCATAATCAGGTAAAAATGTAATTTTAGTATAAGATTTTTTAGCACAACTTTTAATATCTGGAACTTCTTTTACTGTTAAATTTTCTTTAAATACTTGCTTATAAATCTTTTTACGTGTGCTATCAATAGTTTCAATCGTGAAAATTTTAGAAAATATATTAGTCAATTTAATACCTAAACCATTAACACCACCTACAATTCTAACTTCGTCATCGTCATAATTAGAAGATGTTAATAATTCACCGAAAATTAATTCAGGAATCCATAAATCATAATCAGTATGTTTAATAATTTCAATACCCATACCATCATTATAAATTTCAATAAGTCCTGTTGATTTATCAATCGTAATTTTAATATTTTTAACAACATTAGTATTATCTTTTCTAGTTCTTACTGAATGATCAATAGCATTCACAACGGCTTCATCAAATATTTTAAATAATCCAGGAATAAATGTTATTAATTTCTTAATAATTTTATCATTATCGTCAATAATATAAGTATCAATTGTATTTGGATCAATAGTACCAATATACATAGATGGACGACTATAAATATGAGTTCTCAATTCATGTTTTTTATATTTTTTATCTGTTTCATTTGATGCCATTATAATAATTTTATTATAATAATGATTATATCATTTTTTTATATTTGTATTATTTTTAATAATTTTTATAAAAAAATGATTATCTGTATTTTCAATAATTTTTGTTCTTAAACCAAAAATGGCTATGATGGAAATATGCGATTTCATTTCTTCTAATTACGATAAGAAACTAACAGAAGAAATTAATACTTATATTCCTCAAGATACCGACGAAGATGAAGATGTTGATAATTTAATTGATACAATTAATGCAAATCTGGGTGAAGATATTCGAGATTTGCATTATATTGAAAAATTATTTTCACATACTTTGCCATCTTTCAGTCTTATATATAAAAATAGGTATATTGAAATAATCGATTGTTGTGATCATCGCAGTAATTATTACTGGAATATTCGAATTATACCTGTTGATGAGTAAATAGATTAATATATAAGAGCCAAATAATTGTTTTTGGTTTTTATATATTATATATACGAAATAAATTTGTATTAATTTTAATAAAATTTAATAATAATTGATTATTATATATATATTTTTATTGTGCTAAAAGCCAATATGGATTATATCGCAAATTGCATTATTTCTTCGATTGATGATAAAATTGACGAAAATCTTAATTTTCAAAGTATGCAGAATGGCGAAGAAATGGATATGAGTATTGATGAAATGCACGATATCTTAATATCAATTATTGATTTAAATATGATTGATGGGAAAATATCGTTGTATTATGAGAATTATGGGTATCAGCGTAAAACTGTAATATCGCTCGTGTATTCAGGGAGATTATGTGAAATTGGGGAACATTATGATACTCAGAGAGATTATTTCTTTCTGAGAATCCACCCTAAAAAGTTGTAAACAAAAAAAGAAAATATAAGGTCAAAATGTTTTTGGCTTTTTATATAAAAAAAATGAATATATAATTATTTTGGAATATACATGGACAACGTTTGTAATACAATTAAAAATTATTTTTACAAAAAATTATTTATATTCATAGAAAAAACACAAAATGAAATTGATGATACAGATATTGATTCATACATTAAAATGAAATTAAAGTGTAGATTAGCATGTGTAAAAAATATAAAAACAAATAAAAATAATATTATTTCATTTAATTATAATTCTCATGAATTTGATATTATAAGTTATAAGACTTATTGGATATTGACTATTTATTAATATTTTTTANTATTTCATCAACAATTTCNGGAATAGTTTTATCATCAACATCGATTACTATAATATTCATATTATTTTCAACGGCTTTTATGTAAGTTTCTTCATGTAAATTATGAATATTCTTAATATAATCTAATTTAATATTGATTTCATTTTGTCGTTTCCGTTCTAAAATATGTTCTAAACATTTTTCAGGGGATGAACGCAAATAAATATAATAATTAGATTTCCATATATTGTCTGTTTTATTATACATTTCATTTATAACATTATATTCATCTTGATTAATATTATTATTTAAATAATCATTAATATTAAATGTATTTCTAATAAAAAATGGACTTCGTTCCATAAATATTATAGAACTATTATCTTTTTCTTGAATCCACGCACGATCTAACCATACTCTTATTTGCATATTAAAATAACATTTATTATGTAAATAAATATCATCTAAATATGAACTCCATCTCTCAATAGGTTCAATATCTATTTGATAATTCCGATATTTATGTAAATAATTTAGAATAGTTGTTTTACCAGAACCAATATTACCATCTATAGTAATAATCATATTATTTATTTAAATATATCTAAACTTTTATTTGATTTTATTATTTTTTTTATGTCATCCTTCTTTAATAGTGATTTATTATTTGATTTAAGGAAATTCATTAAACAAGATATGTGATTATTTATAATTTTGCATAAATCTGCTTTAATGACTTTAGACGCATCTAATTTATAATAATTAATTATTTCATTTATTTTAGACATTATATAATTGTTTGCGCCTCCTCCGCCTATTTGAGGTCGAATTAATCCAGATGCAAAATCTATATTTAATATATCACCAGTAGGATTAGCAGAGTTATATGCACCACTATTAATGCCAAAATATTCACTAGGTAATACAGTACCACCTGTCATTTTTTTACTAATACATTTTTCATTAATATATGAATTAACTATTTTTATTGTAGGTTTTTTAATAGTTTTTGAACTATTTATCATAGTTATTATTGAAGCTATTGAAACAACATTAAAAATTAATGAATCGATGTGATTACATAATAATTTATAAGACGATTGTGCGGTTATTTTATCTAATGTTATTTGATTATTAATTAATCCTTGTTTTAACGAGGATAAATAATTATTCATATCTTTACTATAAATTAAGAAGATAAAAAGATGGATGAATATATAAAAGTTGATTTTAAAGATATATGGCTTCCTGATACTTTAAAAAATGGAAGAGTTAATATTGTCGATACACCAAAATCACAATATGCAACATATAAAAATTATGATATATCAGAAGATACTAATAATACAGTATCGCGCAATATTTCTTCGAATGAATTATCTACTGCTTTTTTTTCTAAAAAAAATATACAATCAATACAAGACGATATTATCTATAATGTATATATAAAAAGTAATAAAGAATTTGAAATTGGTAATCAAAGTGAGCAAGAATTATTAATAATAATGAGATCATATTATTTACAATATGGGAAAAATCTTCCTTCAAATATAAATGGGCAATTAGAAATATTGAATAAATATGTTGTTGATTGGTCAGTTGATGAAATTATTAAAAATATTAATCAACATATATATTATAAAAAAACGGTTAGTACTTTGCCGATGCCTATGGAACGAGCACAACTTCCAACTCAAAAAGGAACTAAAATACTTGAAATAAAATCATATATATAATTAGAAGTTATTATGGCTAACGATGATAAACCTAAATTATCTGATTATGATATCACCGTTTATAACATCAAGAGAAATAATATGTTCAAAGGAACTATCTTAATGTGTATTATATATGCAATATTTGCATTTATACTTATAATAGCTGCTTATGTATCTGAAAGTTTACGTACTGTATTATTTGAAAGATTTTTACCATTTACTCTCGTATATATAGTTGGAACTATTATAATTATATTGATATTTATAGGATTAATTTTTAGTTATAAACCAGAAAAATTAGACGATTCTAATCAATATCCACGCGTGTCTTGTCCAGATTATTGGAAACTTGAAATTGTTGATGATTACACGACAAAAAAATTATTTTCAAGCGATTTTGATTCTAGTTTATTTAAATATAAATGTGTAATGGATACTAATGTTTTCAGCAAAGATAGAATATTTACTAAAAATAATAATCCATATGATCCTAATGCTAATGATTTAATAACAGAATTTCGATTAACTGGTATGAATCCCAACGCAACTTCAAATGGTTTAAGAATACCAGGTAAATTAACTGATATTAACTCAAATTTAAAAGATAAAGGAGCAGATTATTTTCATCTTTTCAAAAATATAAATAATTATATAGATTCTTCTAATAAATTTACAGACAGTACATTATCAAATATAACTAAACAATTAGGACAGGATGATAGTAATCTTAGAAATAATATTATTGATGCATCTATGATTATGAATAATTATGAATTATCAACTGTAGATACTTATACAAATCTACAATATTCAACTAATAATCATGATATAGGTGCTATATCATGGAATGCTGCATCTGTTGGTATAGGAACAGCTCCGACACTTCATTCTAATTTAAATAGTGCAACAATTGTAGAATGGAGTAATATTACAGTAGATCTTATTAAGAATAAAACCGGTATTAACACTAGTTTAAATGTTCATGTAATAAAAGATGATAATACTAGTAAAATCGTAGGAATTGTTAATTTAGTTGCAGATTCGTCCGATTCAACTTCAAATACATTTTATAGAATATTTACTACTAGTACTACTATTACATCAAATAATCTTACATTATATTATCCAAATAATTCTAATAGTCCGACAAATTCATTATATGTAGGTTATTTATCACCTAAATTGGAAGCTACTACTTTAACTGAGGTAACAGATATCAAGAATTATTTTGGTTCTGATAACTATGTAATCTTAAATATACTAGATACGACATATTTTAATAGTAATATAACAAAAACAGTACTTCAATTAAATACCAGTAATGCACCATTAATATGTGATAGATTATATCCTGCGTTTTTAGCTAATCAAGATAAAGACACAAATGCTATACGATGTGCTTATTCTGCTATTTGCGGTGTTAAATGGAGTGACATGCACTGTGATAAATATGTAAAATCTTAATTATATATAAAGAATTAAAGTTTTTATTAAAATAATGGATAAATATATTAGAGGTGATTTATTAGTTTATACAAATGATGGTATTAAACGTATAGATAAATTATCTTCAAATGATTTATTACTAACTGAAAATAATAAATATAGTGCTATTACTGAATTTGCTAAAGTTAATAAAAAAAATTATTATTTATATAAAATTAAAGTTTCTAATACGATAGATAATTATTATTTAGATGGTAATAATAAAATATTATGTATTCAAAATATACCGTTTGATTTAAAAATTAATGATTGTGTTAATTTTATTAAAGATAATTTAAGAATAGCTTCACCTATTTTTACAACTGTAAGTAATATTACTGATTTTGATTATGTTGCATTTCCTTATGATGATAATAATGATGATAATAATGATAATAATGATAATGATGATAAATATAGATTTAAAGGGTTTATTTTATTAGGTCAAAATTCATTTAGTTTAAATAATAATTTGAATAAAAATACTATTGGATTTTTAAATAAATATTTGCATAATAATAATATACCATATGATATATTTAATAATAATATTACAACTACTATTAAATTTAATTTAAATGATATTCCAGAAATTAATTATTTATCAAAAAAACATATAATTAGTATTCTCAAAGGATTTGCAGAATTAAATCCAATTGTTAATACAACAAATAAAAAAGATTTTTATACATTAAAAAATTTATTTCTCAAAATTGGTATTTTAATTAGTGCTACATATATGAATGATAATTATTTAATTAAAATTCCAGATATTGATAATGAAATAAATTACAATTATTTCATATATGAAAATCACATATGGTGTAAAGTTAAAAAAATAACTAAAGTTGATAAATATACAGGTGTATTATATAATTTAAAAACAGAAAATGGGAATTTTGTGAGTGAAATTGGTGTTATTTCATAACTGCTTTAATAGTAGGTTGATAATTATAATTATTTATTTTAAAATCTTCAAATGTCAGCGATTCAATCCATTTTATTTTTTCATCTATAGAAATATTAATATCTATTTCTTTAGTAATTTCAATAGTTGGAAATTTAGTAGGAGTTCTCAGTAATTGCTCATTTACAGCTTCTAAATGTTCTTCATATAAATGACAATCACACATACTAATCGCAATTTCTTTATTTTTCATTCCGGAAACTTTAGCAATAATTAAAGTTAATAATGTGGTTGATGCGATATTGAATGGTAATCCTAAAAATAAATCAGTCGAACGCATATACATCATACAACTCAAATAATCATTATCTTTATAAAAATTATATAATATATGACAAGGTGGTAAAGCCTGTTCTTTTAACTGGCATGGGTTCCATGCAGTCATAATAATTCGTCTGCTGTTTTCTAATGTCAATTCATTTAAAACATATTTAAGTTGATCAATAAGACCATTAAAAGACCTCCACTGGAACCCATAAATAGGTCCTAAATATCCTTCTTCGTAATCGTAAAATCCATTACTATCTAAATATTCACGTGATGAATTGCCTTTCCAAATATTAACTCCTTTTTCTTCAAGTTCTTTAGAATTAACAGAACCTCTTAAAAACCATAATAATTCCTCAATAACACCTTTAACAAAAATTTTTTTAGTTGTTAATAATGGAAATCCATTATTTTTAATATCAAATTTTAACAAATGACCAAAATCTGAATAAGTTTTACCATTACGTGTTTTTCTTATTATTCCATGTTCTTTAACGGTTTTTAAAAGTTCCAAATATCGTGTTTCGTCTAAATTTGACATATATAAATAAAAATTGAATATATATTTATATAACTTTAACAATATTAAATGCAAACAGGTATAATATCATTTGGCGATAGAGTGGCGTGGAATATTAAATGTAATACTATGAAAGATATGATATTAAATGAATTGTTAAATTTATATGGTGTTAGAATTATTCAAAAACATTATTATTTAATTGATGACAATAATATTAAACAATTAAATAAAATACCACATTTCATTTCATTAAGATCGAATGGTAATAGATATTATATATATTTCACATTATATAATGATACTCCAATCATTTATTATATTGATATGAAAATTCATACAGGTTATGAGAAACCTCGTATTATTTTAGCAAGAGGTTTATTCGATGCTTCATTATTCAAAAATACTATTTTAGAAGGTGAAATGATTAAAACTACTGAAAATAAATGGATATTTATAATTAATGATATTATTGCATATGAGGGTAAAAAAATGGATACTGTTATTTTACCAGATAGATTAAAACTAATATATTCATTATTAGAGAAGAAATATACACCAGATCCAATATGCGACGTATGCGAATATAAAGTTAAAAATTATTATTATTTATCTAAAAAATCGATGGAAGAATTAATGAAAATATCAAAAGAATTAAATTATACTTCAAGGGGTATATATTTTTCATCGATGGATTTGAAATATAAACCTAAATTATTTAATTTTAATGATGATATTATTGTTTCAGTTCAAAAGAAAAATAAAGATATTACTGAATTTAAGGAACTAACTACAAAGCCAGTAATAATACAATCACCAACAACTATATTAGCAACATCTAATATCATTCCAATTAATATAAATAATTCTAGTGAATTTAAGGAATTATATATATCAAAAACGGATGAACCAGATATTTATAATATTTATGATAACCATAATATACTAACTTCTAATAAACTCGGAATTGCATTTGTTGGAACATTACAAGACAGCATTAAAATGAGAAATATTTATAAAGATAAAAGTATGACAATAACATTAAAATTTAAATGTAAATATAATGAAAAATTTAAGAAATATCAACCAATCAAACAAATTATATAAAAAATGATTATAAAAATATTATAGTTATTTATGGTTAATTATTACGCAGTCGCTGCAGGTCTCAATATTGGTGTTTTCACTACTTGGGATGAATGTAAAAAAAATGTTGAGAATATTTCAACTGCAATTTATAAGAAATTTGATAATGAAGAAGATGCCAATAATTTCATAGCAGAGTATAAAGATACTTTATATGTATATACCGATGGAGCATGTTTTAATAATGGTTCTAAAAATGCTAAAGCGGGAATTGGTATCTACTTTTCAAAAGATAATGATAATAATGTTTCGCGCGAATTAGTTGGTGAAGATTTGACAAATAATATTGCAGAATTATCTGCTGCTATTGAAGCAATCAATATGATCAAAAAAATGGATGTGAAAAAAAAGGTAATTGTTACCGATTCTGAATATGTTATTAAGTGTGCCACTACTTATGGTGCTAAATTAGCAGCTAAAAATTGGGAATTCAAAAAAGATAAAATACCACCGAATGTTGAATTAGTAAAAAGATTATTTGAACTTACAACTAAATATAATATTCAATATAAACATGTTATGGCACATACTACAAATAAGGACCGACATTCAGTAGGTAATTATTATGCTGATAAATTAGCAAATGAAAGTATTTCAGGTGCTGAAGGAAAACTTCCTCATATTAAACAAAAGAGACCAGATACTGATTTAAGTAAAGTAATATTCCTGAATGTACCATTTGCCGAAAAAGATAAAGCTAAAGCAAAAGGTGCAAAATGGAATCCAGAAAAAAAGAAATGGTATATTCTAGAAGATAATGAAAATAAGAATGATTTAATTAAAAAATACTCTGCAGCTATTTAAGAATATTTTTTTTATTTATTATAATAATTGAAAATGTATAATGAATATTTATATGAACTATCCTCACATAAACGAATAATTATTATTGGTGATATTCATGGTGATATAAGAAGATTTAAAAATATTCTTGTGAAAGCTAATATAATTAATAATAATTTAGAATGGATTGCTAATCCACCTGAAACAATTATATTACAATTGGGTGATCAAATAGATAGTATGAATAGAATGAATGATAAAGATTGGGAAGTTTTAAAAGATTATGAAATGATTTATTTCACAGAGCATTTAAATATAATAGCAAGAGCTAAAGGTGGTTATTGTATATCATTAATTGGAAATCACGAATTAATGAATATTATTGGTGATTTTTCATATGTTTCTAAAAACAGTTTAACCGAAAATAGAGCTAATTTATTTAAACCAAAAGGACAATTAGCTTTAATATTAGCAAAACGACCATTAATATTTAAAATAGATGATTTATTATTTTGTCATGCAAAATTAAATATAAATCATTTGAATATATTAAAAAAATATAAAAAATCTATTTTTTATATTAATGATGTATGGAGAAATTTTTTAGAAAATGAAAAAATAAATATAGAAGATAAAGAAATAATCGATGAAATAATAATCGGTTCGAATGGTATTTTATGGAATAGACAAGATAATGACGTTCATTCAACCAATACATTATTTAAAGAATTGAATATTACATATATGTTTGTAGGTCATACATGTTGTGATAAAATAATATTAAAAGATAATCAAATTTGGTATTGTGATACAGGTATTTCACGTGTATTTGGAAAAAATAAATATCAATATTTAGATATTAAAAATATTAATATTAATATCGAATCTATTTGCGAAGATTAATAATTATTCATCATCTATAAATAAACATTTCTTCTTATCATTATCATCATCATTATCATTATCATTGTCGACAGAAACTAATTCATTATCGATATAAGTTTTTACAATATATCCATTAGATTTATAATAATTGATTCGTTTATTTCCTTTGTATTTGAAAATAGAGAAATTGTCATATATATCAATACATAATGGAATATATTTTCGTTCTGTTTTTTTTTCTCTCAAAATTCGCCCAACCGATTGTTGAATATCACTTATTGGACTTGCAAGAATGACAGTATTTAATGTTGGAATATTTAAACCTTCACTACTCATTTGATATGTTGCTAATATTATTTGTTTAGTTGCCGAAATATCTAAATCTGTCATTTTCATTCCACCAATATAATAACCATATGACGATGAAGCGATATTATCAATTTTAATTAATTCTTCAATATCTTTTAATTGATTTTTACGTTCAGATAAAATTAAAATCTTTCTATCTTTTTCATTAATTAATATTTCTTTTAATAAATTAATTATAAATATTGTTCTTGGTTTATAATTACATACATTATTAACCATAGAAACCATATTAATAGTACCATTATACATCGTTTTTATATAACTATATTCTAAATTATGAACAAAAAATTTATGAACGTTAACAATCATATTACATTCTTTTTCATTATTTTTCATTTTATATACTGACTTTCCCAAATACCATTCGAAAACTTTTCTTAAACCATCTTTTCTATTTAATGTTGCTGATAATCCTAAGCTAATACGAATATTCATTTTTCTAAATGCTCTCGAAAAAACTTCAGATGCTATATGATGACATTCATCAATAATAACTAATCCAAAATCATTAAATATTTTAGGATCATAATCTTTCATCGCTAAAGATTGTAATGTAGCAATAACAATATCCTTATCATTAACATCTATTATTTTTTGTTTAATTTTTCCAATACGAGCTTCCGGTACAAATAATTTAATACTATTAATGAATTGTTCGTTTAAAAAATCTTTATGTGATATGAATAACGTCTTTTTTTTAAAATAACAAGCAATATAAATAGCCATAATAGTTTTACCAAATCCACATGGGACACTAATAACACCACCTAATTTATTTTTATTCATAACAGTATCTATAAATGCATTTACAGGTTCCTGTTGAATATCTCTTAATTTACCACTAAATTCTAATAAAGGACAATCAACCCCTGCATTTAAATTATCATCTACAGGAAAACCAAATTTTTCAATACCATAACATTTAGGAACATATAATTTATTATCACTTTCTAAATATATTGGATATTCTTTTGTTTCAGAAGATGCAAATGAATTATTAAAATTTTTTGGACTAATTAATAATTCTTTTTTAATCTTATTTATTAAATCAATATTGTCTGTTGTTTTTTTTATACCATAACCCCTATTACTTAAAGAAGTCATTATTATTAAATTCGACATTTAAATAATATCAATTTAATTTTTATATATAAATTATAGATAGATGATATTAAATTTAATTAGAAGTTTTTTAATAATATTATTGATTTTTATTATTATTGTAGATTTTAATATACCTATTACAATCGACACCCCAACCAATCAATTAGTCGTTGCAATTATTGTTATATTTTTAATATTAGTAGTTGATGAAATTATTGGATTTGTAGTAGGATTAATATTTTTAGTAATATATTTTAAATATTATCAAAAAAAAATAAATAAAAATCCATCATCAGCATATTCAACCGATGTTGCACCTAAACCATATTCAAGAGAACCCGAAATACCACATCATTATATTAATACTAGTGAAAATTGCACAGAAATACCATATATATCTAATGAATTATTAAAATCTGCACAAAATAATATTTATAATGAAGAAAATTTAAAAATAGAAATAAAACAAAATAATTTTTATGGAATAGAAGGAATTAATAATGAAAATCTTGAATATTTACCATTCGATAATAATTTTGCAAATTATAGCGAATTAAATTAAATTATAAAACATCATTCCATATATAGCAACAAACAATAATATTATTTTTATTATATAATTATATGAATTTAATATAACTGATATATTATCAGGCATTTTAGTTATTAATGTATCATATATATATGGATTTGTAATTATAGCCATTACTATACATATAATGAATGCTTTCGTTATTAATTCATTATCAATATAACATTTAGTGATTTTTTGAGGTTGTAGTTGCGGTTGTGGCTGTGGTGATGGTCTATATTGTGGTTGAAATTGTTGTTGAGGTGTATCATGAATATTATATTTGGGTTTTTGTTGCATTAATAATTCTTGTTCGAATTCATCTAATACATTTTTAACTATAGGATCAGACAGATCATCATTATTCGAAACATTAGCGGGAGATTTCATAGGTATTTTATCAAGCGATGTAATCATATTATTTTGTTGTTGTTGCATATTTATATATATAGAGCATATATATAAATATTACTTTTACGCAAACACTTTATCGAAAAAACTTTTTTCTTCAATTTGATTTGAAGGTTTAATTGTTCCGTCATAAGCACCTACTGGATTTTTATTACACGATACATTCACCATGCGATATTTATAACATGTATCTTCTAATTTAAATATCTTATTATCAATATCATCATATTTAGGTGCAAAATATAAAATGCAATTTTCTTTGCATACACGATTAAATAATAATGCTAATGACAATCCAAATAATGAACTTATTATTAATTGCCCCACACTACTATAAAATAATCTATCGATCATATTACGAGTATCTATCATATTATCTATTTTAAGCGTATTTTTTTTAAATTAATGGTTGATTTATCGCATTATCCGTACATTTAACTTCTTCTACTGAATATTTATAACAAACATCATTATCATTTTTATATATAATTTTATTTGCATTATAGGGAGTTGGATACTTAATAACTATTTTAGGTTTTGGTGCTGCAATATATACATAAAACATTCCAAATGCAAATGCAATAATAAACGCAAAAAAATTAAATTTAAATACTCTTTCTACCATTTGTTTCTTCTAATAAATAATAAATATATTCTTATAGGAAGTTATAATGAATGAAATATCAATTGCAATAATAACCATAAGTATTATTATTATTATCATTATTACATTAAAATTTTTAGGTAAAATAGAATTTAAATCACAAGCTAATTTTTTTATTGGAATTTTTTATTTTATTTATTGGGTAATTTATAAATCATTATTATTAATTTACAAAAATTTATATTATATTATAGTATTTGGATTAATTGTCGCATTTTTTTTAACAATATCGACATATATACCAATAATTAGTAATATAACTAATGCTATAAAAAAATTATTAATATTTATAATTACTCCAATATTGAATTTGGTTTTAGCTATTGGAAGTATATTTACAAATATAGTACAATTTCCATTTGTGATATATGAAAATTTTAAAGTTTTTTTTGATGCATTAAAAATAATAATAATAAAAACAATAAGTTTTATAAATTTTGTTTCAGGATTTTTATTTTATGAATTTTCAGCAACTGATGATGATCTTCTATAATAATTTTTATGGAATGTATAAATATCTGGTATTTCTGCATAATCTGGTGCTTTTAATGCTAATAAATCATATAAATCTTTTATATTTTTAGTTGAATACCATTTATTATATAATTCTAAACGTTGTTTTACATATTCATCATAATTTATATTATTTAATAATCGAGGTTTATTATATTTAATATCATATTCATCTATAAGCATTAATTCTAATCTTTTTTTATCATTATTATTTTTTCTGTATTTAGTAATTTCTGTTAATAATTTAATTTTTTTTAAATCAGTATTACTATTAATATTATCAATTAATAAATTACCCAAATAAATATTATCCATATTTATATTAAACAATTATATTTTTTTTGCGTCATATAATTGAGGTTGTGTAGACTCAAACAAACTTTTATAAAATTCATTTAATTGTTCATTAGCCGTTAATGTCTCTTCATATTGACTAATAGGGATATATTTAACAACAGTTGTTGGTGCATTTACTTTTGAATATTTTAATTCATAATAACTTTTTATAATCAAAATAGCACCCACAAATAATATAAAAATAGCAATAGATTTCATTTATTCTAATAAATAATAAAAATAAAATAAAAAATTTAATCACTCAAAGATCTTTCAATATTTGCTACTTCACCAGCCATAGCGACATTATTAGTTAATTCTTCCTCTTCCGCTACTGGCTCAGCTGATGTTTCGGCGACTGGTTCTAGAGGAGTTTCGGCGACTGGTTCTAGAGGAGTTTCGGCGACTGGTTCTGTTGGAGTTTCAGTTTTAGCGGCGGTCCATGGATCTTGTTGAGCTAGATCAGCTGCCATATTGGAAGAATGAGCATCTGTGCGACGCTGTTCAAATAGCTCATCTTTATTAACCATATTTTGCTTATACTGTTTCATAAGAGTATTTAGTTGTGTTTCAGAGTATTCAACGTCATTTAGATCATTTGGATTTGGAGACCATGGGCACCAACAACCAACTTGGCAAATATAGATATCAAACTTATTATCGCATTTTTTAATAAACTCGCTTCGGTTTTTAGCTTCTTCCATTGTATCGAAGACGCCGCGAATTTTAATTCCTCGCATAGAAGTTTTGAAATTGTTTTCTTTATGGAAATCAGTCTCAATTTCGGTTGAATTAGTATCCTTGAAAAATTTATATTGTGAATCCATTTCATCGCGATTAAATACATAATCATGATTTGTGCGAATAGTTTTAATTAGATCTGCAGAATCTGGATATTTAGCCTCAAGACCATTTAGTAGTGTTTTCATATCTTTTCCAAAATTATCAATAAATCGTGAAAAATAATATACTTCTTTATCTTTTAGAATATCTTCGGGACTCAAAAAAGAAACAAGACAATAATTTTGACCTCTGATTGGCTTATCCTCGTCTAGATAATCTTTTTCTTTAGTTGATACAAATACTTCTTCCATATTATATATATAATATAAAATAAAAATCTTATATCATTTTCTTTAAAAAATATAATTATAATAAAAAAATATATATTATTATAATAGTATAATATGAATCAACCAACTTATAGTTTTGATATATGGGAAGCGTTAATTCGCATTCTTAAATATGCGATTGAAGCAATTGTAGTAGCTCTAGCGGCTTATGTTCTACCTAAACAGAAATTACAATTTAATGAAATATGGATGATTGCTCTAACTGCTGCATGCTTATTCTCCATATTCGATTTACTATCACCGTCAATATCTGCTGGTGCTCGTCAAGGTGTTGGGCTTGGTGCTGGTTTCCGCCTCGTTGGTTTCCCAGGTTAAGTGTATTAAAGCGATGGAATAACTTTATAACCTAATTCTTCGCATATCTTTTTCCATATTTGGTCTTGGACATATAATTTTTCTCTACTTTTCAATAATGGAAAAAATTTTAAATATTCATTTAATCCTAAAATTTGAAAAAACTTATATAATACATAACTATATGATAAAAAGTTTTTTCTATCTTTTGGACAGTGTTTCAAAAATGGCGCTTGAATATCTTTAAACATCGAACATAATTTTTCCTCTAATTCTGCTGAAAATTGAGGTGTCGGAATACCATTAATCCTATTTATAATATAATTAATATGTTCATAATACTTATTTATTCGTAATCTTTTTAAAATCTCTCGCATCTTAGAATATGTAATTTTTTTCGTATCAATTATTTTTTCTTTTTTAATTTCATTTAATATTTTTTCAAATATATCATTTGGTATATCGGTACTTTCTTTTCCCTGAACTTGATTACACCATTCACGGAAATGGTTAATTCGTTTATAACTAAAATGTGAAGTATCTTTCGTATTTTGTTTTAATATTGGTCTATTTTGTTCGACCAATAATAATTCTTGATATCCGCAATTACTACATATCATTATAGCATCTTGTTGCAAACAAATTAATGGTATATTGCATAAATGACATATTTCATTAGAATCTTGTTCTATTTTTTTTATATGACATTTATTAGTTATAGCTAAATATTTATCAACTAAATCGCTTTTTTCTAATATTTTATCATAATTTTCAATCGGTTGTTGTATAATTTCTATTTCAGTATCTTCTTTAGTTATATTGAATGATTCTAATATTGATTTTGATTTATATTTATAATAATTATTGTTGTTGCTATTATTAACCGATTGTTTTTCTAACATTTCATAATAATTAAATAATATATCACTTGTATTTTCGTAATATTCAATTTCATCGAAATGATTAATATTATTAATTTCTTCCTTAAATTTTAAAAGCTCTTCTTTTATAATAATATTACTATTCCATAATGAATTATATAATGCATCGTTTTTAATATTATCATTATTATATTTAAGTATTTCATCATTAATTTTTTTATATTTATTTTCTAATATAACTATTTTATCTTTGTAATTAATATCATCCAATTTTTTTTTATTATAATTATTTATAATTTTTGTATGCATCGCATCTAACGTCGATAAATCTTTAGTTATATCGACATTTTGAAATCGCTTTTTAGATGTTTTATCCTTAAACATATAATAATAAAAAATGCGGATATGCTTTTATATATCTTATTCAATATATTTTTTTCTCCTATTATAGTATAAAGAATATAGCATAAATGGGTGGTGGTCTTCTTCAACTTGTTGCTTATGGTGCTCAGGATGTTTATTTAACTGGTAATCCTCAAATAACTTTTTTCAAAGTTGTATATCGCCGTCATACTAATTTTGCAATGGAAGCAATACAGCAAACTTTTAGCGGTATTCCAGATTTCGGCAATACTGTATATTGTCAAATTTCTCGCAACGGTGATTTAATTCATCGTACCTATTTACAAGTCGATGTTCCCAGATTATATACTAATGTTACTGATACTACAAATGGAACCGAATCCTATGTTAATTATTTAGGTTTACGCCTATTAAAAACCGTTAATATAGAAATTGGCGGACAACAAATAGATAAACATTATTCCGATTGGCTATACATTTGGAATGAATTATCTCTTCCTCGTGGAAAGCGATATGCTTGGGAAACTATGGTTGGTGCTGATACTGATGGAATAAATGGAAATTTAGTGGCAGATGATAGTAATCCCATTACATTATTTATTCCGCTAGAATTCTGGTTCTGTCGCAATATTGGATTAGCCCTTCCATTAATCGCATTACAATATCACGAAGTTAAGATTAAGATCGAATTCGAAAGTTTCGCTAATTGCTGTTATCTTAAGAGTAGCGGTGCTAGCTCAATTAGCCCTAGTAAAAAATTATCAGGTGCTAATCTATGGGTTGATTATATTTATCTAGATACCGATGAACGACGAAAATTTGCCCAATTATCCCATGAATATCTAATAGAACAATTACAATTTACTGGTCAAGAATCATTATCATCTTCTACTCGTGTTAAACTAAATTTCAATCATCCTTGCAAGGAATTAATATGGGTTGCTAAATGGCCTACAACCAATAACGTTAATCAATGGTATAACTACACCGCCTATACAACTGATAATGTTACTTTTACTGCTCCTGCGTACAATAGCATTTTAGCTGACCCAAATATTGTTGTTGCTTCTGGAGATATAAATCTATTTTTAGGTTCATCTAATCTTTCTTCAATTACTGAAAATATAATAATGAATTCTTTAACAGATCAAATAACACCATATTCAAGTACTAATGTAAATCCATTTAGTACTTGTTTGCTTCAATTAAATGGAAATGATCGATTTAATGTTCGCGATGGAACTTATTTTAATTTAGTTCAACCATATCAACATCATACTAATATTCCTCTAAATCGCGGCATTAATGTTTATTCATTTGCTATAAAACCAGAAGAACATCAACCCTCTGGAACTCTAAATATGTCTCGTATTGATACTGCCGTATTAGACGTAAAGACTAATGGTACTTTAACAGGTAACATTAATATATATGCTGTCAATTATAACGTCCTACGTATATTATCCGGTATGGGAGGTTTAGCGTATTCAAATTAAATATTATACATTTTTTTTCTCCTATTATAGTATAAAGAATATAGCATAAATGGGTGGTGGTCTTCTTCAACTTGTTGCTTATGGTGCTCAGGATGTTTATTTAACTGGCAATCCTCAAATAACTTTTTTCAAAGTTGCATATCGTCGTCATACAAATTTTGCATTAGAAGCAATCGAACAAACTTTTAATGGTAATCCTGGTTACGGACAACGCGTAACATGTCAAATATCTCGTAATGGCGATTTAATAAATCGTATGTATTTACAAGTTAAATTACAATCTGGTGAAAGTACTTATTATAACTTCTATGGCTTACGTCTGTTAAATTATGTTGAAATTGAAATCGGTGGTCAACGCATAGATAAGCATTATTCCCATTGGTTATATATATGGAATGAATTAACTTTACCACGATCAAAGAGATATGGATATAACGATATGGTTGGTGCTTATGGTGCTAATAAAGTTAATAATACCTTATATATACCCCTTGAATTTTGGTTCTGTCGTAATGTTGGTCTAGCTTTACCACTAATTGCATTACAATATCATGAAGTTAAGGTTAATATTAATTTTGAGACTCAAACTAACTGTATGTCTAATACTACTGCTTCAACATTCACAGCTTCTTTATGGGTTGATTACATATATCTCGATACAGATGAACGTCGTCGTTTTGCCCAATTATCTCATGAATATCTAATAGAACAACTGCAATTTACCGGCGAGGAAGCAGTTACCTCATCATCCATAAAACCTAAATTAAATTTTAATCATCCTTGTAAAGAATTAATATGGTTTATAAGTAAAAATACCGGAAATAACTGGTTTAATTATACCACATCATCAGCTATGCTTCCAGCAACTCCGAGTACTTCATCTCTTACAGCTGATACATATGATGAATTATATGGAGGTATTCCAAATATCGCTAACGTATCATTAATGCAAACTAATATAGATTATGATAAATCTGGATGCTCTTCTACTAGCCGTCCAGCTAATCCGGTTAAATCTGCTAAATTAGTATTAAATGGTAATGATCGATTTGCTGAACGTCCAGGACGTTATTTCAATTTAATCCAACCTTATCAACATCACGAAAATATACCAACTAATGCTGGTATTAATGTTTATTCATTTGCTATAAAACCAGAAGAACATCAACCCTCTGGAACTCTAAATATGTCTCGTATTGATACTGCGGTTCTTAACATAACATTACAAGATGGTATTAATAGTAATTACACACCCACTACAGGTTATAATTTATACGTATATGCAGTCAATTATAACGTCCTCCGTATTCTCTCAGGTATGGGCGGTTTAGCGTATTCAAATTAAATATTATACATTTTTTTTCTCCTATTATAGTATAAAGAATATAGCATAAATGGGTGGTGGTCTTCTTCAACTTGTTGCTTATGGTGCTCAGGATGTTTATTTAACT